CCTCAGATGCCGACACTACCGCAGGAACTACAGCAAAGAGAGCAGATCAATGCCATATCAAAGACAACAGAGATTTTAAAGGATTATCAGAAAAATTATTAAAGCAGGCTAAAGAGTACGATCTTTTAAAACTTAAATACAATACATTATTGAGTATCTGGAAACAGACAGAAACAAAAATAAATAATTTTAATTAGAACGAGGTAACAGAATGAGAACCAAAAGAGAACTGGTCGATATTAAGAAAATTGAAGAACTGGCAAGCAAGATGCTAACCAAAGAACAGATCGCCTTGTCACTTGGTTTTTCAGTTGATACTTTAGTTAGATATGAACTAGAAGATAAAGAGATAACAAAGGCTATTGCAAAGGGCAGAGCAAAAAGCGTTGGTAAAGTTGCAAATAAACTTTTTGAAACTGCTATGGCAGGAAACGTAACAGCTATGATCTTTCTGCTTAAAACCAGAGGCGGTGACGAGTGGAAAGAAAAACATGATGTTAACCTAACAGCAAGCGCACCGATAACAATTAAGTTTGTAGATGATTTAAAAAATTAAATATGACCGAGAAAGTAATTAAATTATCTGAAATTATCGGCAAGGGTTATGCTGATTTCTGGCACTCTACAGAACGCTACAGAGTGGTTAAAGGTAGTAGAGCAAGCAAAAAATCAACAACGTGCGCTTTATTCTATATCTATTCAATGATCCGTAATCCGCAGGCTAATTTATTAGTTATCAGACGTTACGGAAAAACCTTAAAAAATTCCTGCTATTCTCAGTTAGAGTGGGCGATAGATCGACTAGGTTTATCAGATGATTGGAAAAAAACAACATCACCTATGGAGCTGATTTATAAAAAGACAGGACAGAAAATATTATTTTACGGTCTGGATGACGGTCAAAAAATCACTTCAATGGTAGTGCCTAAAGGTGTTTTGTGTTGGGTATGGATCGAGGAAGCTTTTGAAATTAAAGAGGATGATTTTAATAAACTTGATATGTCAATTCGTGGCTATATGCCTGATGGTTTATTTCCACAAATCACGCTTACTTTTAATCCTTGGTCTGAAACTTCATGGCTAAAAAGTAGATTCTTTGATACTGTATCACCAAAAATATTTGCAAAAACAACAAATTATCTGTGTAATGAGTGGTTAACAAAAGAAGATTTAGACACTTTCAACGAAATGAAAGAACACAATCCTAGACGTTATAAGATCGAGGGTTTAGGCGAGTGGGGCGTTAGTGATGGTTTAATTTATAACAATTTTGAGGTTAGAGAATTTGATTACCGCCTAGAAAGTATCAGAAAGGCAAGCAATAAAATATCATACGGTTTAGATTTTGGTTTTACTGATCCGACTGCTTTTATTGGAGTTGTAATCAGTGAAGAAACAAAAGAGCTTTTTATATTTTGTGAGTGGTATCAGAGCAACGTTACCAACAACGAAATAGCAAAGGCAATAAAAAGAATAGGTTTAAAACATGAAAAAATCTACTGTGACAGTGCTGAACCAAAATCAATTGAAGAATTAAAAAAACTTGGTATAAATGCCGTTGCTTGTTCAAAAGGCGTTGATTCCGTGCGTTATGGTATTCAAAAAATTCAGAATTACAAAATTATTATTCATCCTGAATGTGAAAACTACTATCACGAAATTACAAATTATATCTGGAAAAAAGATCGCAACGGTAAAACCACAAATGAGCCAGAGCATGAATTTTCTCACCTACAGGATGCTTTAAGATATGCGTTAGCAGATGTTAAGCCTCCTATGCAGATCCATGCAAATAATTTAAAGTTATTAAGAGGACAGCGTTTTATTATTCACCATTAAGGCGGTAAAAAAAATGGATAAACAGATTGCACAAAGGGCAGGAATAGCATTTAAGTTAGGCGTTGCGTTTGGTCGAGGTATGGCAAGAGCGAGATCTAAACTCACTCAGGATGAAGCAAAGTGGATCACTGTTAAGCCTAATGGTGAAAATGCAAGAGGCAGACACGCTTTAATTGACGGTGAAACAGGTCAAATACTCGGAGGCATGGGCGGTAAATTCAACGGCAAGCATATTACAAAGGCAAATAAAAACGCTCAAAAGGCAGAACAGAACAAGCCTAAGTCACGCAGAGAACAGCTATTAGAGCAACGTCAAAAGAATAATCAAATGGATTATTCTCTACCTGAAAAAGTTGATAAAAGTGTAATTATTCAGAACCGTGATCGCACTTCTCAGATCTCACAGACACAGATCAGAGAGATTGCAAAAGATCCTGATTATATGCGCTTATCAAATAACAGCTCATTATCTGATGGTGCTCCTGTAATTGCTTATGGATCAATCCCTGCAGAACAGCTAGGAAAAGTAACTACTGCGGTTGCCAGTGACGGAACACGCTATAAAGTACAGTATGCCGTTATTGATGCGGATGCAGTCGAAACATCACATAATATTAACGGAGCTGAAAACGAAAAATTTTACAGTGACGATCCGAACATAACCAGAGCGATTGCAGGCAACGGCAGATTAACAGGACTTAAAAAAGCGTATGAGCAGGGCACTGCAGGGAACTATGCAGATGAATTATTACTTGATGATTCTCACGGTGTTAACTCAGATGTAATCGAGAAAATGAAGAAACCTGTATTAGTTAGAGTGATGCAGGCTAAAGATATTACAAAAGATATAGGCGATAAGACCAACACTCAGAGTAATCTGCAGTTATCCAGTGTAGAGCAGGCAAACAATGACAAAAATCGAGTTAAATTTGATGAAGTCGAAACATACGCCAACGGAGAGCCAACAATTAAAGCTGTATCTGAATTTGTTTATAAATTACCAGTTGCAGAGCGTGGCAATTTAATTGATTCAGACGGCAAGCCAACAAAACAGGCGCAGGAACGTCTAAAGGGTGCTTTATTTGCTAAAGCCTATAATGATGATACTTTGTTAAGACTTGCTCACCAAGCTAATGATCCTGATGGCAAAAACATTTTAAATGCGCTTGAATTATCCGCCCCTAAATTAGCCACATTAGAAAATCTACCAAAAGAATATGATATACGCCCTGTAATTACTTTTGTTGCAAATCAGGCAATAAAAGCAAAGCAGGAGGGCAAATCACTTGATGAATTTATCGGACAGACTGATCTATTTCAGAATGAAAAAGAAAACAGCGCAAATAATGAAATTATGAAATTGTTTGCAAACAATCTCAGATCGCCTAAAACAATCAGCGATAAATTAAATAAACTTGCTGATACATTACAGAATGAAGTTAATGCGCCTGATATGGATCTGTTTGGAGCGGTTGAAAAGCGATCGAAAGATCAAATAATCAAATCGGTTTTAACCCAGGATAGCAAAAATCGTATAATTTCTTTCTGGGATAAAAATTTATACCTGTTAATGAGTGATGATAAAAGAAAGCATAAAAAATGCTTTGATAGATTACACAAACTCATATTTTAAATGATAAGAAAAAACCGCTATAATATTTATAGCGGTTTAAAATTTGTGAATTTAACGATTGAATACACCTGTAAAGATCGAAGTGCATCAATAAGATCTTATCAGAAAATCACACAAAGGATCGAGTTATGGCAGACGAAAAAGCAAAAGTAATTGATAAAACAGAAAATAAAATAGATTCTGTTAAAAGTGATGTGCCTAAGATCAAAATGACTGCAGACAGCATCAAAGAAAACTTAATGCTTTTGCCTAAGAGAACTGCAAAGGCTTTTGAAAGTCTGGATAACGTTAAAAGTGCTTTTGCGTTACCAATCACAATGAGCGGATTATCAAAAGATGATCGTGAAGCCTTGAACATGGCTTTTGATTCTGCAGGCGGTTTTTCAACCATATACGAAAGTCTAACTCAACATGCCTATGATTTAGGGCAATATCCTATTACTTCATTTGTTGGTTATGGTGTTTTACAACAGATTGCACAACAAGGCTTAATTCGTGCGTGTGTTCAGACTGTATCAGACGATATTTCACGCAAATGGATCAAGTTAACAGGGTGTGATGATTCCGATAAACTTGAAAAATTAACAAATCTGTTAAAGGATTATCACATCAAAGATCTGTTTCATAAGGCGGTCACTACAACGGGATATATGGGCGGATCTTTTATCTTTGTTGATACAGGCGAAGAAGATACTACATTACCACTGGCAGTTAATGATTTAAGTGCGGAGCTTAAAGGCGATAGAGCAAGCGTTAAATTCGTTGTTGTTGATCCTGTAAACGTATCTCCTATTGAGTACAATTGCACTAATCCACTGCGTGATGATTATATGAAGCCTAGAATGTGGCAGGTTTTAGGGCGTAGAGTTCATGCAAGCCGTTTAATAACATTTGTTGAAAATCAACCTCCAATTCTTTTAAAACCTAATTACAATTTCTTAGGCATCCCACAGGCGCAGATCTTGTGGGATTATGTTATACACTTCAATGACTGCAGAGCATCAACCGCAAGACTGTTAAATAAGATTTCTTTGCTTGTTGTTCAAACTGATATGGATGCGGTTTTGTCTGATCCGCAGGGATTAGAAATCTTTGATGCAAAGATGCAGTTTTTAGAGCGTTACCGCAACAATGATTCAATCTTTGTTTGCGATAAAGATTCAGAAAGCGTGATGAACGTTCAAACTACAATCGCAGGATGCACCGACATTGTAAGACAAGCGTTAGAGCTTATAGCCTGTATCAATCGCACCCCTGCAGTTAAGTTACTGGGTATCAGTCCAAGCGGTTTCAATGCGACAGGCGAAAGCGATTTAAAAAATTATTATGACTATATCGCATCAAAGCAGGAATTATATAGAGAGCAGATTCAAGAAATCTTAGACATAATTCAGTTAGTAGAATTTGATGAAATTGATCCTGCGATTACTTTTGAATTTGAACCTCTAAACGAAGAAAATAAAGCCTCAATGGCTATGACCGCTCAAACCAAGATCGGAGCATTAACGCAGTTGGTTGATAGGCAGGCTATGAGCGCAGAAGAACTCAGAGAGGCAGTAAAACAGGATCAGGATCTAGGATTAGAATTTTTAGATGAAGAAATGCCAGAAGAATTAAAAGAGGCTACACAAACCGAGTTAATGGCAGACGATCCGAACAGTGAACAGGGCAATATGTTTGCCGATATGATGCAGAAACAGCAAAAGAGCGAGCCTGCAAAAACTAGCCTTGTTGACATGGCGCAAAAATCGTTTAATAATTCAAATGAATAGTTTTTAATTTAATAAAAATTATGAGTATAAAAAAAGTACGTGTTTCAAGAGCAATAGGCGCAAATGTAGGCGTTACCAGAGCTTACAAAAAAGCGGTTGAACGTATAAGCGCAGAATTTAGAGCTTTTATTGCGGATGAAATACTGAAATTTTTAGAAAATAAACACGCTCTAACCGCTGATTCATTAAAACCTATGACAGCGGAAGAAAGGCGTAAAAACAGAGAATTAAAGCGAAAACTGTTATCGGAAATTGCTAAACGCAATCCAGATCTTTTGAAGTCTGATCTTGATAAGTTTATAAGTGAGAATATTTTTTTATGGTCGGACTTGCTAGAGAAAGCAAGCATAAACACTGTATCAAAGTATATTGAACAAATGGCTTTTATGACCTCCGAAGCACAACGCAGAGCGTTTATCAATGCGAGAGTGTCTAAAGGATTAGTAAATAAGGCTTTTACAGTTCCTACAGTTAAAAAGCGTTATATCTCACAAAAAGCACTTGATACTTTACCAGATTTAATTCAAAAAAATGTAAGTCTGATTAAAGACATAAATATTGATGATATAAATCGAATTTCCGAAACAATCTATAACGGATTAGTTGAGGGTAAGAACTACAACGAATTAAGACAGGTTTTAGCCAGCACACAAGGCTTCACAGATCGCAGAGTTCAGACAGTAACTAACGATCAAATGTCAAAGATTACGCAATTGATACAGGCGGAGAACGCAAAAGCCGTTGGAGTTAAAAAAGCCGTTTGGATTCACGTTGCAGGCAAATATACATCAAGAGTAAGTCACATACACATGAACGGTAAGGAGTTCGATCTTGATAAAGGGTGTTGGGATGATTACGAAAAAAAATTTATCATGCCTGCAGAGTTAATAAACTGTAAGTGCCAGATGCAGATGATTTTTGATGAGGATCTTTTAAATGGATGAGAAAATCGTTTTTGATAAAGTAAGTTTCAAAGATTCTGTAAGGTCGATTGATGATAACGGCTTTTTACACGTTGCTATTTCAAATATTACCAAAGAACAGGTTGCTCCATATATGGGGCATGAAATACCTAATTATGAGCGTTTAGGGTTAAAGCCAGATGAGATCTACAACGTTTATCGCCCTGCAGAAGAACTCAAAAAGGCGGTTATCAGTTCAAACGGCATCCCTATTCAGTTAGATCACCATGCAGACTTTGCAGACGCACCTGCTAAAGAAACAAGAGTTGGATCTACAGGTACAGACGGCATTTTTAATGCTCCATATCTGCAAAATTCTTTACATATTCAGGATGCAGATGCAATCAAGCGTATCAATGACGGATCAATGCGTGAATTATCACTTGGTTATCGTTATACACCTGTAAAAAAGAGTGGCGTATTCAATGGTGAAAAATACGATCTGATTATGACCGATATATCCTGCAATCACTTGGCATTAGTCGAGGAGGGCAGAGCAGGGCATGATGTTTTAGTAAAGGATTCTAAACCAAAAAACTTAACAGAGGATCAGAAAATGGATCAGGAAGTTGAACAGAAAGAATTAGAGCTTGCAGATCAGGTAATTGCACTTGCTCAAAAGCTCAAAGATTTGCATAAAGTTGATGCAAAGGGCAACGTTGTTGATAAAACAGAGAAAAATGGAGATCTCCACATGGAAGAAAAACTAAATGAGTTCCTGCAGAAGTTAGAAGAAGCAGGACTAGACAAAGACGAGGCAAAAGCACAGATCGAAGAAATTATTGCTCTAAAGGCAAAGCCTGCAGAGGATGAAGATCTGGAGGTTGAAGAAAAGGAAGAAGAAAAGACCGAAGATCTAAACGCTGATGATGAACTCGAAGATAAGGAAGAAATCGAAAGCGAAGAAGATCTTGGCGAAGATGAAGAAGAAAAACTCGAAGAAAAAGACGAGTTAAAAGAAGATCTAGGCGAAGATGAAGAAGAAAAAACCGAAGAAAAAGAGCCAGTATTTGATGAAGATCAGAAAGAGGCTTTAGATCGTTGCGGTTTTGATTCAGAAGATCCAATCGTACAGAAAGCATTTGCAGAGGGTGTTAAGTACGGTGAGAAGAAAGAGAAAGACGAGCCTAAGCACCTTGATTCTTTACACGAAAGCGAGGGGGAAAAGCGTGCTCTAGGTGAAGATTCAATCGTTAAGATCACCAAAGCAATTAAAGCAAAGATTCAGGCAGAAATGCAGGCAAAGATTAAGGCTGTTTCCGCTTGCCGTCAGTCACTTGGAAACGTTGATCCACTGGCATTTGACAATGCAGGATCTGTTTACCGCATGGCTTGCAAAAAAGAGGGTTTAAATACTAAGGGCATGACTGCTAAAGAGTGCAGAGCCATGTATCTTGGCTTCATGGCTAACAAGAAATCTATTCTTGCACAGGATAAAAAGAGCGTTAAAGAAGATCTTGCAGATGCTTTTTTAAACAATGTTAAAGATTCAATTTAACTTATTGCAATAAGAGGAAATCAAAATGGTACAGAAAACAGTCGGTATTTTACCAGAGATCGGCATTTCAGGACAGAAAGTTGCTACTGATTCAGCTAGATACTTAGCATATCAGCCACTATCAGACGGCACAGTTAAGGCAGGCGCATTTGCATTTGCTAAAACTGCAGGCGGTACACAGAGCGCACCATTCGCAATTGTGGCAGGTACAGGATCAGCAGATGCAGTACCTCTAGGATTCGTTGAGCGTGTTGTGGATGGTACTTTAACCAATGTACTGTCAAGCGGTACTGATACTCTAGCAGAGGGCGCAGTTGTTACCGTTGCCGTTCAGGGTCAGTTCTATTTAGAAGTTCCTGCAGGCTTGAGCGGTATTGTTGACGGTTACGGTGTCTATGTATTACCAACTACAGGCGCAATTAACTTAGCCACTAGCGCAGGCACTGGCGAAGTTGACACTGGCTTTAAGGTTGTTTTACCTAATGGCAAGGCAAGCGCAGGCGCAGGCGATATTGTAATCATTCAGCGTTTCAACTAATTGATTTTAAAAGATTTTTGGGAGTTAAAATCATGTTAACACTTGAGAAATTAAAGGCAAAGGGCATTTCAATTGATGGTGCTAAAGGTGTTATGGCTTATGATTCCGTTAACGGACACATTAAGACTAACTTTGCAAAGACTAAACTGGCTATGGATAGCGCATTACAGACTACACCTAATGTTGCTTTTCCTGCTTCATTCTTTCAGTATATCGATCCTCAGATCGTAGAGGTTTTATTTGCTGTTACCAATGCAAACAAGCTCGCTCCAGAAGTTAAGCAGGGCACTTGGGAGCAGGAGTTTTACTCATTCCCAGTTGAAGAAGTTGCAGGTGATGTAACTGCATACTCTGATCGTACCGAGAATGTAACCACTACCGTTAATTATGAGTTCCCTGTAAGAGAGCTGGCAAGATTCCAGACCGTGATCGAGTATGGCGATCTAGAGGCAGACAAAGCAAACGCTTCAAAGATTGCTCTACAGTCACGTAAGCAGTTAGCAAGTGCAAATATTATTGCACGTAAGCAGAACCAGTTTTATTTATACGGTGTAAGTGGCAAGCAGAATTATGGACTACTCAACGATCCTAATCTAAATGCCTCAATTGCCCCTATTACAATCGGTGCTAATACTACTTGGAGCTCAAAGACTACTGCAGATCCTACTAACGCAGGTAATATCGTTTATAACGATATTCTAAAGTTATGGGGTGAGTTAACCTCTAAGAATGGCGGTAATATCTCACAGAATGAGCGTATTATTCTAGCTGTTTCTAATAGCGTTGTATCATATCTATCAATGCCTAACCAGTTCGGTTTAACTGCAGAGAAGATCTTAAAAGACAATTTCCCTAATATTGAGATTGTTCAGTTGCCAGAGCTGTCAACCAACGCAGGCGAAGAAATCAAGATGGTTGTTCCTAACCTGTATGGCGTTGATACTGCAAATGTAGCTTATGCTGATAAGTTCCGTGCAGGTAGAGTAATTCCAGAAGTTTCACAATTTAAGCAGAAAGTTGTGGGCACTTCATGGGGCGCAATTATCCGCAGACCGTCATTGATTGCAACGATGTTGGGTGTCTGATTTTAAATAACTTTATTTGGTTTATATGATATAATCCTCTATGTAATTTTATTTACATAGGGGATTTTTTTATTATGCAAAGAAACAGAAAATTTAAAGATTATACTGGTTCAGTTTTCGGTCGTTTAACTGTAATTTCAATGTTTAGGCATCCAGAAAATCAAAGGTTATATTGTCACTGTAAATGCCAATGCGGAAATTATAAAGATGTAAGAATTGATTTGTTAAAAAGCGGTATTGTTCAATCATGTAATTGTTATCGCATAGAACAGGTTAAAAAGGGATGTTCTAAACATTCTCAATCGTATTCAAAAATTTATAAAGCCTATACAGGATTAAAACAAAGATGTCTTAATTCTAATCATGTTGCATATAAATATTATGGAGCTAAAGGAATAAAGATTAGCGAGGATTTCAGTACATTTGAAAAGTTCTTTGAATGGTCTATGAATAACGGATATAAAGAAGGTTACGATATTCATAGACTAGATTCAAATAAAGATTATACACCTAATAATTGTAAATGGATCTCACATGAAGAACACATGAAAATTCACGGGCATAAAAATAGTAAAGCTATTTGTAAAATAGATCCTGTTTCTGGTGAAATTTTAGAGGAATTTAAATCCGTAAGTGAGGGTAGAAAGAAATATGGCGATCATATTAAAGAGGCTTTAAAAGATCCTAATCTCATTAGATATGGTTATAAGTGGCAATATGTAGAATAAAACAGAATTTGTGATTATAATTAAAGGGGATAATTTATATCCCCTTTATTTTTATATATATAAAACTTAATGAGGTTAATTAAAAATGGCTAGACCAAAGAAAAACACAGAAACTGCAGAAGTAGTCGCAGATGTAATCGGATCAACCGTTGAAGATCGCAAAGATGCAAATTCTGATATTCAGGGCGCATCTGTTGTTACTCTATGCGTATCACTGCGTAACGGTCATATCTTTGATGATATTCCAGACGGCAACGGTGGACTAAAGAAGATCCATCTTGCAGGCTTAGATGATGCCCTGCGTGGTAAGAAAGGCGGTATTTTAGCCGATAAGGGCAACGCTGTTTATCAGACTATGCCAAAAGCTGATTGGGATGCACTGATCTCCCTGCATGGCAAAGAAAGAATGTTTAACTCTTGGAACGGCTTTCCTCCTTGCGTTTTTGAAGTAAAGAACGTTGCAGAGGCTAAAAAATCAGAGGTTATTCAGGATCAGATCAAGGCTTCACAAACTGGCTTAGATCCTAAAGCTGAAAATTCATCAATTTAATTTTGTTGTTAAGGCGGTTTAAAAATGGCAGTTGTAACTTTAAGTATAAGTGAATTTCTGGGAATGTTTCCACATTTACAGACCGCCTATAATGACGGCAAAATTGATGATACTATCATTCAAGAAAACTTTGATACAGTTGCAGAGTGGTTAGGAAATGATGAAAACTCATTATTTCCTTATAATCCCCCTAAAATTCTAACCAGAAAACGCCTGCTATATTTTGCTACTTGCCATCTTTTGACATTATTTCTTAATCCTGCAGGACAGCAGGGCAGACTTGCAAGCGCATCACAAGGATCAGTATCTACTTCATTTGATCTGATTAGAGCTAATTCTGTAACTGCTCAATGGTGGTTACAGACACCATGCGGATCTTCATTCTGGGTTATGTCGCAGGCATACCGCAAAGGCGGTAGAGTGTATGCGCACAAACATTTTCACCCTTATGGTTAACATATAAAAACGCAAAAACCGTTTTAATGTGTCAATTTTTGCGGTTTTTTAACAAAATAGGCGGTTTAAATGGCAGATTTTGAAGTTAAAACAGATTTACGAGATTTAGATCGCCTTGTTGCAGAAATTGAGCAGGCTAAAAAGCTAGTATTAAAAGTCGGTGTTGACGAAACCAAGCAATACGACAACGGCACTAAAGTTGTAGATGTTGCTCAATATCTGGAATACGGATGGACACAGACAGTTAGTTGGAAACAGCGCACATGGCTTTTAGCAAATAGCGGTGTAGATGTAAAAAGAGGCACACTCCATTTGCCTCCTCGCCCTACTTTTGGTTTTACTTATCAGACCTGTAAAGGTAAATGGGAACGTGCAGGAAGTAAACTTTTTTCAAAATTCGCTGAAAATCCTATAAGTGTTGCTTTAAGAGCCTATGAAATTCTAGGTTTAATGGCAGTCAATGACATAAAGAATACTATTCAAACCAACGGTAAAGGCACTTTTAAACCAAGATCGCCTTTAACACTCCTTTTATACGGTCAAAACTTAGACAAGCACCAACCTAAAGGCGATT